GTTTTGAGCGTTTTAGGAACTGTAACAACCCGCACGGGTTGTTCAGATCCGGGTTCGAGGAAGGTGATGTCTTGAAGATGTGAGAGATATTCACTATAGGACGAGAATGCAAACTCGGCCATAGGAAACTCTGCTTCAAGACGCGTGGTCCAGACCCGCTGATTCCACTTGTCGTTACCGACAAGCTTGTCAGCAGTCGCACCAGGTCCGTGCTTGGGATATATGCCATTGGCATAGACAGCCTTGTCACAGTTGGACAAGAACTGACCCCAGAGCTTAACGGACATACGCATGAATGGCTCCCTCTGAGAGGGAAAACTGCCATCATATCTCCTAACTTCCTGCTCACACTCGATGTACTTGTCGATAGCCTTAGCGACCCTTGTATCACTACAAGGCAGATTTATCTTGCCAAAAGCAAGACAAATCTGACGAATCGCAAGGATAGCGTCAACTGAAGGTACTTCGAGCAACCGGCCACTGTCGCGTGCGAATACGAGGTCCAGCAACTCACCCAAAAAACAGGGGAGTGCACCTCTCTTCTTGTAACCAAGAAAGAGGTCGGGACTCACAAGTCCGTGATCCAGAGAAATCTGGAAATCATCACAGAACTTGGGAAGAGATATCGTTAAAAACGATATTCCCTCGTGTTCACATCGATCCGAGATTGTTTTAAAATCTCGGATGGTACTTACGTGACACCAGCTTCCGGCATCAGCCAGAAGCTCTCTTGCTAGTAGCATCAGGCTTTTCACTATGCCTCCTAACAGAGGTCGTAGTCCTTAGCCATGGTGCTGCCAATCCCTCTACGTAAGCTCGGTGTATTTGTCACAAAGACAAAATTCACAGTGCTCACTAGAACCCCTACGTTCGCTAAGAACGATAAGGGCGACCAGAACTGAACAGGGAATGCCTATCATAACGATAAGCAAAGAGGCCAGTATCACTACTGGATGCTCAACCCAAACGTCAAAGACGAATGGGTACCTGTTAGCTCTCGCCACCAAGAATCTTGGTGACGTTCGCACCAGACGAAGCAGTCAGCCAGGCCGTAAGGCCATCGACGATCTGCTTCTGCTCAGTGACCGAATACCCCTGAAGAGGGGTGTCGATCACGAGGTACACGGACATGCTTCGCAGCACGTTCGTAAAGCTGACCAGAGGGTCAGCAGCGTACTTCTGGTGGTTCAGGCGGACGGTTCGCCGCTGTCGCTTGCCATAGGCATGCTGAGCAGTGAAACCGACGGTACCATCGTTGGACTGAAAAGTCCCCGAATTGATACCGGAACCAGTTCGCGGAAGCGAATTGGCAACCGCATTGATGGTGATGGACTGAGGATCGGCAAGAGCCATGGCACTACTCCAAGAGGTGATCCCTGGTTACCAACCAGGAACTTAGATCTCCACTAGGTTTAGTGAAGACCGTGTGTCACTCCTAAAAGAGTGACCTCGGCGACTTGGTCATGCCAAGAGCACCGAGGATCGCCCACTGACGATTGGTAAAACCGTCAGGATTAAGGGCAAAGCCGAAAGGCGAGCTTCGAATCCTCTCCTTCTTCGTAACACGAAGAGTAGAGTGAATCGACTGATCGAAGCCACTGTAAGAAGTGAACTTCGATGTGGAGATGTAGTGGTTAAAGTGCGTTGTACGCATCAAATAACCCCATCTCAGCGCGAGGTTGTCCTTACCGAGAGCCGTCATATTGGTGATATTAACTCCAATATTCGCCTCCCAGTCAGCCAACCAGCTCCATGGTGTCAACTCCCAGAGGACATCCGGTGTAATTCGGATGCCAAGAAGCTTATTTGCTTCTTGTACGTATCTCTCCATTCTCCCGAAGAATGAATCATCTTCGGAAAGAAGGTATGAGTACGCTCCACTGAAGCTATACTTCTG